GTAGCCACTCGTTGAAGCCGAAGAGCGGTCGCCACTCGTTGAAGCCGAAGAGCGGTCGCCACTCGTTGAAGCCGAAGAGCGGTCGCCACTCGTTGAAGCCGAAGAGAGGTAGCCACTCGTTGAAGCCGAAGAGAGGTAGCCACTCGTTGAAGCCGAAGAGAGGTCGCCACTCGTTGAAGCCGAAGAGAGGTAGCCACTCGTTGAAGCCGAAGAGAGGTAGCCACTCGTTGAAGCCGAAGAGCTATTTTTTTGAATCAGTGCGAGCCGGCCGGCATGGGTGAACTTCATCGCCCCGGCCTGTGTTCCGTAATAAACGACCTCGGGGAGCTCGCCGTTTTCTCCGGGGACAGCCTTGCACTTAGCTCCCTCTACATCTCCGACCACATTTTCCGGGCGCGCCCGAAAGACCAGCCATGGCGCGCATGCATCAAGATCTCGTCCTTCGCCTACAGCAAATCCCCAGGGCCAACCGAAAAGGCCACCACTGCCGCATGTCGGCTGACGGCTCCAAAAATCATTTTTAACCGGGCCGGCCTTTGGCCAAACAAATCCGTTGTGCGAAGTCCCGTCGCGATTCAAGCATTTTACGATCAGGACATGATCGCCAGTGTGCGTCCATGCGTGCGGTTCGATGCGAGGGTGGTTGCTCATGCCGCGCCGTTGGTGAGTAACCCGGCAAACTTCGCTTCTTTCAGCGCCTGATAATAGGTCCGTTGACCGTCGAAAATGTATGGCAGGAAAACTTGGACCAGGTCAGCTTGCCCGAGCTGGATCATCGACATCTGCACTTCAACCCAATCCTGCACGATTTTCCAGGCGGTGCGCGCTGCCTGATCAGCGAAATCTTTCTTACTTTTTTTCTTGCGGCTGGTGTAGTTACAGACACCCGGAGTATTTTTAGAAACGTCCGTGCCTGCGTAATCGAGCCAGAGTGCTTCCATCGCTTTCTCTTCATCGGCGGGAAGGCGGATCGTCATTTTCCCGGGCCGTTCCGGATTATCGACTTGGAAAGTGATGGCGATCACTTTGCCGCCAAAGCCATACTCTTTCATGATCCCTAAGACTCCGCAGCGAATCAGCACCTTCTCGATGCGATGGATCGTCTCGCTGACCGGGACTTCGCTCGTATAATTTTTCAGGAACATTTTGGTTCCTTTGCTTTTCCGCGGCGGTGCCATGTCGTGGGTTGAAGCATTCCGCGCTTTTCAAAAAACCGGTCGCAAGCTTCGGAGACGGAGAGAGAGAGCGATGAGCTATGACTCCCGCGCGCGTTGCGTGGTGGCATTTCGCCGATCTCGTCCTCCTCACTGACGATTTTCCCGTTGCGTTTTTGCATCGCTCAGACAGTCGGCTTGTTGCCGCGCGGGCGGCGCTCTCCCGCTCGATCCTCCATCTTGCGCCGCCGCCATTCAGCGATCGCTTCGTAGGGGGTGCAGCCGCTCTCAAATTTCTCGCGCAGAAAATATTCCGCGGACTTATCTGAAAAATCTATGTCGCCGCCGATGTCGCGATCTTCAACCGCTGTAAGCCAGGACTCCCATTTCATCAGCCGAAGCGTTTTCTTGTGCTCGAGCGCTCCGCGAATCAAGCAGATGAGCATCACGATGCCCCACGCAAATGCCAGGGCGCAAAAGAGGAGCACCAATTCGAGGCCAGTTTTATTCGAGATCATTGGTCGAGCGACTCGATAAAATCTTTTACTTCCGCTTCCTGGGCGATCTTGCTCAGCGGCCCGAGCTCGTCGATCGCTTCGCGTGCCAGCTTGATCAATGATTCGTGGCCCCAGGCCATCGCTTTCCCGAATGAGTTGTTCGCGATTCGCTCCTGAGTATTTGAAGCCTCTCTCACAGCCCGATCGAGAGTGCGCAAAAGTTCCAAGCGATAGGTCAGCTCCGTGTTGATCATTGGTCGCGAGGGCAAAGAAATCGTCGGCGCTAGCGTTTTCATGGCGATAGTGTTACTTCCACGCCGCGCTGTTGGCGATCAGCGGTGCGTTTCTCCAACCACATCAAAGCTTCTTCGAGCTTTGTGATCGCGATGCTGTTTTCACGGCTCGGAAGTTTGTTGCCCTGGAATCGCAACCGATCGATCAGAACGTGCAGCACTTCCTCGTTAGTGGTTCCATCATGACGGAAGCCTTCTAACTTTTGGATAAACCGGAGAAAATTCGGCGGACCGGCATTTTCGAAGTTGTCGAGCTCATACCAATAACCCGGATTGAGAACTTTCACGCCGCCCTCGCTTTCTGCACCGCCGCGCGGAGTTTGCGAATGTTCTGCGCGCGCGCCTGCTCTGCGTGCCATTCCTGAAAAAGAGCGAAGGGCATTTCAGTCATCGCCGCTTCTCCACTGAACGAATGAGGTCTGCTAAAGAAAAAAAATCATGGAAGCCGGTTGAGGGATCATGTCCCGGCCAAATGTCTGAGCGGCCGCAAAACCTACCGTCAGGCATGAGATGAAAACACGGCGGTTTCTGATGAATAACAATTTGCAGCCAATCCATTTTCTCTGCCGCCTCGACCAACCCGTCGATTTTCACGCGCCCCTCCGGTTCCTTTTGCGCGATGCGCGCGCGATCTGGAGGCGATGCTTTACCTTGGCCCGATCGTGTTTTTTCTTCGTTGTCTTCCAGCTTCACGTCGACCTCCTCCGATTTTTGCGCGATGCGATCTTGATCGGAGCGCGCGGTCGCAGAGCCCTGTCTAGTTCCCGCCGAAAATTAATCGCCGCTTGGCAAATCGATGCGTAACGAAAGTCCGCTGGCGGATTGCGCAAGAACTTTTCGAGCAAGTCTGCGTCCAGGCGCATCGCCAGCCCCCAAAGTTCGCCGGCCAATAAGTGCGCGTTTGCGAGATCCCCCACTTTGAGGCGGGGGCGGGAATCGAATCCGCTCTCGCTCATTTCCGGCCGCCTTTCTTCCCGCTCTTTTTCGCTGCGGGGACTCGATCCGCAGAAAAAGCCTTTTCGAGCGTTTGGGCAATCACTGCGCTTCGCGACATATGCCGTAAGTCCGCGGCTTGATCGATCTTTGAGATCACCGGCTTTGGAATTCCGCTCACGCTGATGAGTGTGGCTTCTCGTCCCATTTGATCGCCCAAATTAGTGAGCCAGCGGCGCGCAGGTCAAGCGGATATTTAATAAATTTTATTGCACAAAAGGTGCTGCTTGTAATAGCCTGTGAAGACCTGTGAACAAGACCTGGCTGGACGAAAAAAAAACTGCCTGTAATAATTGCGGCGATGCTGTCGCTGCTTTTTCGGCGCACGCCGAGCTCGGACGAAATCTGGCGGGAGATGAGGGACGAGCTGCGCAACCTGGGCCGGAGCCGACGGCACATTTACGCGCTGGAAAATGATCTGCGGGCATTCCTGGCAGCGTTCCCGCGTCTGGAAAAAGCCGACCGCGGTGGTGTCGTCAATTATCTAAGCCGTCTTTCCGAACGGGTTGGGCCGCGGCGCTGCTACAATGTGCACTCTTCGATCGTGCAGCTTTCGCGCTTTGCCCGGTCGCGCGATTACCTCCCGGAAAATAAACGTTCGCCCGCAGAGAAAATCCGGCGCGTCCATCCTGGCTATGAGTTGCCGCAAATCTGGACCGTGCCGGAAGCGAAGCTTTTGTTGGGCAAGATCAGTCCGGAATGGTTGCCGGTCCTCGTCCTGGGACTCTTCGCCGGCCTGCGCACGAGTGAGATCCTGCGCCTGGATTGGAGCGCGATCGATTTCGAAAGACGATCAATCCGGATTTCGCGTCAGGTGGCGCGGAAGAAGCGGATCGCGCGCGCCGTTCCGATGACTGACAATCTTGTAGCCTGGCTCGCGCCCTATCGCGGGCATGTGGGCCTGATCGTTTCTGGCGGTTACGTCAAGCGGAATGAAAATGCCCTCAGCCGGGAAATGCTGAGGATCCGCGATGGCCTGCAGCGCAAAGACAACGCGCTGCGTCATAGTTTCGGATCGTATCGCTTGGCGATCACCAAGAGCTGCGAGCAGGTCGCGCTGGAAATGGGCAACAGTGCCCGCATCGTGCGCGAGAATTATAATTCGCCGCAGGCCGAATCCGAAGCGGTCGATTTTTTCAATCTTCGGCCACCGTCCTTGGCGAATGTTGTGCGAATGCAGACCGTGAATTCATGAAAGTGTTTCGTCTGATCGCAGCAATTTCCAAAGCGCGAAGGATCTCGCGGACGCCAGTTCCGCCGCCATGCAGACACGGCAACACGTGCTTTCCGTCGCCTTTGATCGCTTCCAATGCTAGATTATATCAGGAAGCAATGTGGGAGGTGGAACGTCTTTCACCACTTGCGTTGCGGCTCTACCGAAAGCTCGGCTGGTTTTAACCGCAGACCACTACAGGTTGATTCCCGCTGGTAATACGCAAAAGCGTGACGCTTTAAGAAACTCCGCGAGGGAAGAGGGTTGAGGGCGGGTATATCATCCCGCTCCCATTGAGCGCGCGGAAGGCATCAAATTGATGGCTTCGATTACACAACCTGTAGCGCAGCGACTCCACCGCGCCAGCATACCGCTTTGTGGCATGAGTCGTGCCTGCTTTGAAGGGCATGAAAAAGCTCATGTTCGTCGTGGTGCTGCTTGGAATCGCGTTTACTCCCACTTGCTTTGCTGATGACTCGGATGCTGCGGGGGCGGGAATGGCCCTGGCGGGCATAGCGCTAATCATTCTGGGAATCGTCGTCGCCATTGCCTGGCTCGTTTTCCCATTCATTGTGATCAGCAAATGCAACCAGATGATCCGGGAATTGAAAATGATCTCCGGGGACACGGCGCAACTGATCCGGTCTGCTAGGGCGCCGAATAGGGAAACTTCACCCACGGCGGTTCCGTCCACTGGCTAAGAAGTATGGAAAGTCCACCCTAAGTTTGACTTCGCACGCTCATGAGTGCGACGCCTTCTTCTTTTATCGATTTCGTTTTTGTTCGCGCTATCCGCGGCGGCTGGGCCCGGCCCTATCCCGGTGACTTATCTATTGGGATGGGATCCTGATCCGCCGGCAGACAACGTTATTCTCTATCGCGTGCTTGAAGAATTTGGCGGCGGCGGTTGCGCAACTGTCGGCTGGACGAAAGCGCCGACCGCGCAATTCCTCGTCACAGATTTAGAATCTGGCTCGACCCATTTCTACGCCGTCACAGCGATCGACGCGAACAACCTCGAGAGCCCAATCAGCAACGTCGTTGAAATAGACGTGCCGCCGTTCACGGGCGGATGGCAGCCACCACCGCCGACCCCACCGCCGATCACTCTTCCTCCGAGAATCGATTGCCTGGGGATTTTGAAAACCTTCGATTACGAGTAAATCGAAGCTCGCTCATCGGTCGATTGAGTCTTCGTTGCGGCCCCACAAAGAATCGCGGAGCGCGTGCTGTAAGCCCGGATTATTGCCGCTCCAGGCCAGGCAGCCGAAGACGTCATTTTGTAGATCAAAAAATGGATCGAACCGATGGTCACGAAGCAGCTTCCAGCGAGTATCATAGCCGCGCTGACTCGCTTTTCCGTGCCAGCGATGCAATATTGTGCCTAACAAGTGACCCACATTTTGTTCGATTGATTGGCCGGCCCGCATGGCCCAGGCCTGCAGGGCGCGACCATAAGCAGCCTCTTGCAGTTCGACCGGAAACCCGAACCGCCAGTTTCCGCAGAGTGCGGCCGCCATGTGGGTGTCCGCGCTTCCGGCGATGCAGACGTCGAACAATCCGCCGAGCTGGTCAAAGGCCCATCGCGTGGCCGCCCAAGCGAAACCAGGATGATGCACCAGTCCGTCATACAAACAGCCTCGCGGATTCCAGGAAAGTTTTTGGCGTCCGCCATCTTCCCAGGCGGCAATCATCCCCTTCTGTTGGGCTTCGAATTTCTCGCTGATGATCGAATCGTCCGGCCCCAAATTCCGCCAGCTTTCGAACATTTGCACGACGTGATAATGCTGTAACGCTTCGATCGTTTCATCGATCCAGTGCCGCCGGGTGAATTTGGTATCGGCGTCGATCCAGGCGAAATAACGCGCTTCAGGATTACGCCGGCAGACGTGAGCGATCAGCAGATTTAAGAGCCGTTCCTTGTGCCACAGATCGGAGTAGGTCCGGAAATGGAGATTGTTTTCACCCTGGGGAACTTGGAAGCCACGGTCTCCGAAGGCCATTTCGGCAGTGTAAAGCGTGGCACCGTTCACGCTTCGCGCCGAGCTCTCTTCCACGTAGGTAACGAAATCCCGGTAGAGCCGGAGCCGGGAATTGAACCGGCGCGGATTAAACAGCGTCGTTACAATGTGTAGCCGGCGATCGCTCACAGAGTCGGCGCGGGCGTCGAAGATGGCGCGGGCGTGGGAGTGAAAGTAACAATCGCCCGGTAATACTGAACTGGCGGCGTGGTCGTGATCGGCACGCTGACAATGTTTTTCCAAGTGACTTGGTCGGTCGAAGATTGAACCGTGAAAATTGCGTTCACCTGCAGCTTGTTGGAAAAAACAATCGTCGCTCCTGCAACCAGCGGCACCGGCGTCGGCGCGACTGAGGGCGATGGTTTCGGCGTGATTGCCGGGCTCGGGCTAGGCGGAAGTGTAGGCGTGACGAAGGGCGATGGTTTCGGCGTCGCGGTGGGCGTTGGCGATATCAGCGGGATCGGGCCCGGAGTCGGGCTCGGCGTGATTGCTGGCATCGGGCTCCGGCTCGGAGCTGGAGACTGCGCGTAAAGAGCCGCGGCGACGAGAAAGAGAACGGAAAAAAGTTTCATGAAGTTTTTCCTCAGCGCGGAGTGTCAAGCCGCCAGTAGATATTTTGTCAGATCCAGATCGCGCGCTTTCCAGCCTGGCAGGAATTGTCGATCCTGCGGATTATTGGCCGCGATCGCAACGAAGCGCGCTTCGCGTTCGGCGATGAAATACCTAAGCACGGCCGCTTGATCGCACGCGGCCGCGGCGGCGAGAGTTTTCGGACCAAGATCGCCGTCGATTGTAAGCGGAAGATAGAATAACGTTCCGCCGGAGTTATTAGTGCCGATGCGCGCCCACTGCATCGGTGAGCCAAAGCCGACCTTGTTGATCGCGATCTGCAACCATTTCACCGGATAACCGCCGTTCACCCAGACGTCGAACAGCGCGATCGCCAGCTTCTCCGGAAGCGCGTCCAGGTTGCGCCAGTTCCATTCGTCGTCGTAAATCGCGATCGCCTTGTCGCGCGTGAGATTGGCGATATTGATGCCGGGGTGCGAGCGCGCGTCGATCCCGTATTTCGTCAGTCCGCCGGCGTCGCCGGGAACGTTTTCGACAATGACAAAATTTTCATCGCCCCAATGGCCGCGCGCGAATTCTTCTTCGTGCGGAAGGATGAATGCGATCGCTTTGTTGAAAGCCTCGCTCATTTCTTCCACCAGGGGAGCGTGCCGTGGAATTTTTCGATGTGCTTTCGGGCCCGCGCCCGCACTCGATGAATCTGCTGCTGACTCAGCCCGAACTCGTCTTTGCCGTAGGCTTCAATGTGAACGCCTCCGGAGACCTTCGGTTTTCTTGGAAGCTCGCCCAGGAGTTGAAGCCGGTAATAAACGCGGATAACGCATTCGAATTGCCTCTCTTCGTCTGTAGTTGGAAGCGTCGTCCGGCTCATGCCGGAAGCGGCACGTGTCACCTATCTGGTGGATAAGTTTTCACCGGAACCCTCGGGCGCTTGATCGCTGGCGCTGGCGTTGGCTCATGCAGTGGCCACGCGCATTTCATGGAAATCCCGAACCCTGGCCCGCCGGATCAATGCAGCTTGTCGTCCTGCGGGACATTTAGCTCTTGCAGATGCCACCAGAGCTCCGGATCGCGCGCGAAAGTATGTGCATCAGCGTCAGGATCCCGGTTCACGCGCGGACCGGCGCAGCCGGCCAGGAGCGCTAGACTAATTGCCAGTAGATTTTGCAGACGAGCTTGGTGCATTCTGCGCTGGTGGAGTGGCCAGAGCGATTTGCGTGATGGCCGTCGCATTTCGTTCGTGTCCGGCCTTCAAAGTTTTTACTGCTTCGACGAGCGCGCTCACTTTCGGCAGAATCATTGAAATGGCTGCTGCCGCGGCGATTGCGATCGCGGATAGAACACCTATCCAGGCGATGGCTGCGCTTTGAGCCGCTTCCGGCGAGATAAGCGCGATCATTTCGCCGTCTTTGCGGCCACGCTATTCAAGATCGCGGCCGCATTTGCCGTCGCCTGGGTCGGCTTCGTTCCGGATTTGATTTGCGCTTGGATGTTCTGCGCGACCAAAGGAGCTACTTTCGCCGAAACGACCGGGGCGCCACTCCCCTGATTGATGCTATTGGTAACAGACGCGATCGAAACGTTGTTGGTCCCAAGGGTCCGGAGCATTGACGCGCTGCCATCCATGGCCGCGGCGACGAGCTGACTGGAATTGAGCTGTCCGGTTGTCCCGTAGCTGACCGCGGCATTAGCGGCCGCGCCGATCAATCCTTGAATCAATGCCTGGCCGGTCGGACTGGTCGCGAAATTTTTCACATCGGTTCCGAATGCAGCCGCGTTCTTCTGCACGGAAGCAGTTTGATTTTGCGTGCAGCCAGCGAAGGCCAGAGAGAGAAAAAGCGAGAGTGCGCAGACGATTCGAATCATGAGCCTCGCTTCTTAGTCAACCGCGCCGGCTTCCTCCGGCCTTTGCCAATGCGTCTTTCCAAATCGATCAGGGCGGCGAGAATTTTTTCGTTGATGGCCGTCTGCTCTTTGAAAAAATCCTGCATCAATTTCATGACCGGCGAGAGATCGGTCTTGGCCCGGAGCTGAGCGTTTTCGTCAGTCAGGCTGAGGATCTTGGCATTCGATTCATCATTGCGGGTATGCTGCTCCTCGCGGTATTTGTTGAGCTCGAGATGCGCCGCTTGGTAGTGCGATTTCCAGGCTTCGGCGTTAATCCCGGAAATTCGGATGGCCTCATCCTTGGCTTCGGTGATCGCGCGATACTTCTGGGCCTGGACCCAGAGTTTGGCCGCATAGATGGCCGAGGCCCCGCCCGCGGCGATGAAGGCGACCTCGACGGCTCTAAGGATCCAATCCACACCGCCGAGGCGATGTCAGCCGCGCCACTGCGGGGTTTGACTCGTCCCGCCGAGGCATGGATTCGATCAGCGCCTTTGTCGATCTTGGCACCAACAATTTGCTCGCCGCGATCCCGGCCGGCGGCGATGGCGTGCACGCGCTACCGGCTTCGAACATTACTCCGGAACCGATGCGCCACCTGGGGGAAATCAAGCGCGGCGACACGCTCACGTTCGCCGTTCAATTTCTTTCTGCCGGCGTGATCACGCCGGTCTCAGCGCCGGCCACCGGCACGCTCGAATTCAAAGCCAAGGGCAACCACAACGCGGCTGCCGCGGCTGGGCCCGCTTCATGGGTCGTAAACGGATCGACCTACACCTTCTCGATCACTTTCGAAAGCCCGGCCATGAATGCGCTCTTTGCGATCGGCGATGCGCTGCCGGCGGATGAAGTTTCGTTTGTCGATCTCGTCGGCGAGATCAAATGGATCGATGCCAATGGCACCCACGAAACCACGCCGGACTCCGCCCTTCGGGTGCTTAACGACGTGAATCAGTAGATCATCTCATCCGTCGTGCGCTGATTCTGCCGTATCCACTGCAAGTCGATACCGTAAAAATTGCTCGGTGAACCAGGTAGATAGTGACGGGCACAGCCAAAGAATATCGACGAGTTGGAATAACAAAAAGCATTTCAACAGCACCCGGAACAAATGCAGCCATGTTTAACCCATAATACCCGTCGGATCGATTGAAAGCATTGGTGACGTCACTAGAGCCGGAGGTTAGTTGGCTTATCGACGTGGATGCGGCGGGAGAAAAACCACCTATTCCAAATATATCCCAGTCGCCGGCGCTTAAAGCGATCGATGTAACCGTTTTGGCTGTGTTGGTTACCAAAGACACAGCCGAAGCAAACGAGACAATGCTTTCAATGTATTCACCGACATTGCCCGCGGCTGCATTATCGTTTGTCGTGGTGCCCGCAATTCCACTAGAACCAGAGGGAATTATAGCCCAACCTACGCTATCCACGAACTGCAAGGTGTAGCCGGGATTGAGCGCGGTCTTGACCAGGATCCGAGTCGTGCCGTTATCATTGAGTCGAACCGTGACGGTAGCGGCGACTGTGTCGGCATTGTAGATGTTGACGAACTTGAGTTGCCGTTGAGTCGAGGCTGCCGGCGCAACGACCATGTCCACGGCCGTTGTGCTGTTGCTCGCTCCATCGTTCGTGGCTGGAAGGAAGCTTGTCGGCGTGATGTCGACATAGCTGGCCGTAAACGGGAGCTGGTTCGTCGTGATCGCGCCGGCCAGCACGATCTCGATTTTACGATTTACGTTGTCAAGGATCAGCATCAGCCCGCGGGGCCGATGTCAAAGATCAGGGCAGTCCGTAAGTGATCTGGCAATAAGCGCGCAGGTTCAGGAGGTCGCTGTTGGTGAGCGCTCCGTTGTAGAGAGCTATATCAACCAAGTTGCCGTAGAGAAAATTATTGTATGGAAAACGCGTGTTTGAGTAATCGCCGAGAGTGAATCCGATCTGGCCGCTTGGATAAGTCGGCGTTCCTCCGGAGATTGGCATCGAATAAGAAGCGCCATTCACAAATCCCGTGACAGTGCCCGCGTTGTTTTCGATGATGATACCGTAGTAGGTTCCGAAGGTTGGAACGAAGCTGGCCTTTCCATTGCCAGCCGTGAAAAAATTCCAAAGTTGATTGGTCGTGCCGTCGAGCCCGATTCCCCAGGGAAAAACGTTGTTGTAACCGATTCCGAAAAAGGAATTCGCAGCCTGGTTGCCAGTCCAGCTTGCAACTGCAAAAATGGTGTAGGTATTCGAAGCGCTTAAGGTGAATCCAGATGTGTCCGGAACTGAAAGGCCATGCTTGGTGCCGCTACCGTTGGCCGCGGGATAGCCGTTCAACGCGCCAGTCACGACCGTCAAGCGAGCGCCAGCGCCCCCGATCGCGGTCGGGACGTAACCATTCGGCCCCCAATCAGTCCATGCTGTGACGTCAGCGCCGTTGACCAGAGTGCCGCCATTGATCCCGGCTGGCGCGAACCAGAATTGCGCCGGGAGCGACAATGTTCCCGGCGTGGCGATTGGCGTTATTCCTCCCGGGATCCTCATAGCTTCAAGCTGGCAATCGAAAACATGAGAGCGAAAAAGACCGCGCCGGCGTCATAGCTTGCCGGCATCGCGCTGCCATAGAAATTCGATCCATCGCACCAGACCATCACGATGTCGTATTGCTCCATCAAAGTGAGCAACGGAAAATTTTGCAGCGCCGGACTGGTTGTGATCGTGCCGGCGCCGTTGTCGGCTTTCTGGAGAAAGATATACCAGTCAGCGCCTGCCGCAGCGGCCGTCGGCAACGTCGCGATGATTGTCGATGATCCGGTTGTGACTTTATGCAATGTCCCGCTGGCGTTGGTCGGAACTGTGAAGTTGGCAGACTTATTCGCGATTGCGGAAATGAAATTGCTACCGCTGCCTCCACCGGCAGGCGCGGGAAGCACGGACCAGCCGGCGCCATGAACGAAGCTGAGCGTGCTGCCGGATGGCAATGCGATATTGACCAGGGTTCGCAAGGTCGCGTTGTCGTTGAGCCGGACCGTGACTGCGGCTGAGACCGTGTCGGCGTTGTAAATCGAGAGATATTTCAACCGGCGTTGCACGCCGGAAGCAGGCGCTGCCACCAGTGTGACCGCCGTTGTGCTGTTAGACGCACCTTGATTGGTCGCAGCCGGCGCGACCGTGGAATCCTGGTAAGTCGCGACGAATGGGAGCTGGTTCGTGGTGATCGCGCCGGCCAGCACGATCTCCAGTTTCCTTAAGGTGGAATCGAGAACGATCATGGCTTAATCGACCAGCCGGCATCACGAACGAAGATGAGCGAGCTTCCTGAGTTAAGCGTCACATTCACGATCGTGCGAAGCGTTGAGTTATCATTGAGGCGGACCGTGACCGTGGCTGAGACCGTGTCGGCATTGTAAATCGAGAGATACTGCAACTCCCGTTGAACGCCTGAAGCGGGCGCTGCTACTAATGTGACGGCAGTCGTGTTATTGGAAACGCCGTTGGTCGTTGCGGGAGGTGCGACTGTGGAATCCTGGTAACTGGCGACAAAGGGGAGCTGATTCGTGGTGATGGCGCCGGCTAACACCAGCTCCAGTTTTCGCAGCGTGGTATCGAGAATGATCATGTTTAACTGGATGCAACGTCACGTTGCTCAGCCGAGGTTGGTCGCAGGATTTCCGTCCTGGGCTATGGTGATGAGCTGGCCCTGCTGAGCATTCGCGCTGCCGGCCGGGATGGTGGCTTGATAAGCCGAGCCGGCGACGGAATAATGGCACGCGCCGGCAACGGCCGTAGAAGTGCAAGCAAAAGCGACGTTGCCGATGGCGAACGGAGCGATGATGAGTTGTTCCGGACTCACGGCGCCACCGCCGAAGCTTTGGAAAAGAGCGGCCAGACTGCCGGTAAATTGGACACGCAACCCGGCGCCGTTAATGGCATCAGTGCTGACGAAGAGACTGACGATGATCCATGTTTTTCCGGTCGCCGGCCCGGTGAGAAGAGTGCTGCCGCTACCGGCAGCTATATTGTCGGCCCCGAAGGGAACGTAAAGTTGGGGCGAATTCTCCGGATAAATCGCCGTGCCGGTGCGGGTGCGGATGGTTATCCCGGTCCGTTTGGAAGCGCTGCGAATTGCCCTGGCCATTTGCCAGAGCAGCTACAAGTCAATGCCGATGGCACGCCGCCGCGCCCATGAAGAAATTCTATAGGCCAATTCTTCCAGAAGCCACCAGGTAATAATTTTTCGGTTTTTCCAGCAACCGCGCCAGCCCCATTCATCCATGATTTTTGCGCGATCCGAGCAGTTGCAATTTTTTTGATCTGCGAAATTGCGCAGAATTTTGGAGAGCAACGTCCCTGGTTTCATCCGCCGGGCGGCCCATAAGCGCCGTGGTTATCCGGGTAATCGCAAGCGTAAAGCGTGCAGCGCAGCCGAGCTGTCGGCGGTGGAGAGCAGCCAGCAGGCGGACACGTCGGTTGTCCGAAACCACCGCAGACACCGCCCATTTCGATCTCGTCTGCCGGTTCTCGGCCGAATCGGATGCCATATACTTCGACGACCTGGCCGATGCCTGGATTGCCGAGCGAACCGATGCCGGCAACAAAAAGGAGATTCATGTTCGCGCGGTTATCGTAAACCAGCGCGTAATCCTGCACGTCGTAACAAATGAAAGAGATCGGAAAGTTGAAGACCTGCCGCTGCTGACCGACCCGGCAATCGACATGCTGAACTCCGAAGACCGGATCCGGCGGCGGGCCATCGCCGGTGTTGCCAGGGTTATCGGGGATTCCGCCGGGCGGATTGGAACCGCCGGCCAGGGATTTCAACGCGGCGTTGATTTTTGCGGGATCGAAATCGAACTGGATGTCGCCTTCTGTAATCGTGACTGGCTTGGTCACGTAATCGGCCGGCACGATGTGGACCTTGATTTTGTTGATCGCGTCGATCAGCTCGTTCACGCTTTTCCAAAGTGCGAAGAAATCGTCGCCCTTCTTCGGCTTCTTGATTCGAATCAGGTTGCCCATCGCTACCCGCCGAGCGCCATGCCGGTTACATCGCCCGGAGTATCGCCGCTGGTCGGTTGAGAACCTCCATCACTGCCACCGGAGGGGGAAGAAGGCGCCGGCACAGTGAAACTGAACTGGATATCGCCTTCCTGGATGAAGATCGAGCATAGCTCGGCCGGGACGATCGAGATGGAGATATCGTTGACGGCATCGATGATCTGATTGAGCGTTTCCCAAACTTTGAGGGGGTCGCCGCCCGCCTCGAGCTTGTCGATCTTAATTAACTGACCAGGGGCGTCAGCCATCGCTAGTAAACCAGGTTAACCGGCAATTTCAGGGCCGGGTATTGGCTGCCGCCACTCGGAGTGAGCAGCACAATTAAATTCATATTCTGCGCGCCCACGAGTGTGTTACTCACGGCGCTCAGGCTTAAGGTCCCGCTCCAGCCATAGAGATATTGCAGGCCGCCCACGTTTACTTCCGTTACCGTCGGCGCGGTTGCAGGCACGGCCGAAGCGTGAATATCGACAATCGTGTTGTTGTTCAAAAATTCGACGGAGAACGGCGCGCCGATCATTGCGGCAAAAGCGCTTTCCACTGATGCCGGTGAAGTAACACCCGGATAAACTTTCGCAGTGGCGCTGACCGCGCCTTTGGCTTGTATCACGCCGCCTTTCATCGTGATCGAGAAACTCCCGCTCCCCGGCTGCGAAGGGAACGTGATCCGGTCGTATTCGCCGGTCGTAGCACTGCCGGCGTGGACCTGTGTGATGCTGGGCGAAGTTGTCGTAGGCACGATCTCGCTCCAGGTGCCTTGGCTCGCCACGGCAGCGAGCCCGTCCTGTTGCAGATTCATGGTGATCGCCGCGGACGCGTAGCGGGTCACTGCAAATGGACAAATTTCATCCGTTGGCGTTGGGCTTAGGAAATAAAGATTGAACGGCATCGAGAAGCCGACTTCCAAATCGATCCAGCCGATGGATCGTTTGTTGTAGGGGCTAATGATCGCGTTCAAGCGATTCTGAGCGAGGAAGAGATCCATCTGTTGTTAGGCGAAATGTCAAAAGCCGCGCGCGCCGCCGATGCTGAAGAACTCGCTCGAAATGATCCCGCTCGGCGGCAGGTTGCTCAAGAAACCGGCGCTGGCGAGCCAGGTTCCGAAGTTCTGGCCGAGCACGACGTTCGGTTGCACGTAGACGTTGCGGATCTCGCGGATCTCGCCCATCCAGCGTGTGATCGACGTGGGCTCAGCTACGCCCTGCGTTCCAAATTCGAAGACCTGCTCGGCGCCACGTTGATCGGTGATCTTGACGATCCGGAACGGGGTTTGCGGCTGGCACATCGCCAGGATCTGCTCCGGACTTTTCGAGTCCGAAATGCGTCTGAACTGGCGATGGACAATGCCCTGCGTCGGCTCGGGCCATTCTTCCAGAGAGGTAAAGGTGCGATAAGTGCCGTAGAAAGTTCCAAACTGATCGCTCAGCCCGGACCAGGGGACGGTGGAGACCGCGTAATTCTGCCGCGAAAAATTAAGAGCCGGGAATTCGTAAATCTGATATGGGACATTGGCCCAAGTCCGGGTCCATTCCACGATCCCGGCGCCGATATCTACCCGGGGCGATTCATTGACCAGGAACGGCCCGCCGCCCCAACTGCTTTGCGGAACAGCCGGCGTCATCCCGCTCTGCGCCGGAGATGCTGACATCGACAGTGGCGAAAAACATGGCACTCCGGTGAACGGATTAAAAAGGAACTGCTGAAATTTCTGGCGATAGATCAGCGTCGTCGGCTGAAACTCGAATGGTTCTTCGGTCTCGAGCAAACCGACCGGATTCGCGACCGTGAAATCGCCATCGTAAAACACTCCTGAAGGCATCGCAGGAGGCGAACTGTCAAAGGTGCGAGCCGCACCGGCGCATCAGTGGTTAACGAATGGCTGGCCGGTGTTCTTCGCAATCTGCTGCGCGCTTTTCTCGATCGACTGCACGTTATCAGCTAGCCCGCCCAGACCTTTATCCTTGTCGCGCAAGGAACCGATGCCGCTGGTCAGTTGCTGGAACCGGCCCATGTGCTGCTTGGCTTCATCATCTCTTCCCCCGACAGCCGCATCCTCGGCCAATCCTTTTTCGCGCTCTGCTTCCTGGGCCTGGGAAATGTCGCCGCCGATATATCTTCCCCTATAGAATGCGCTTTCGCCGTAAGCGTCGCGGCTGGCGAGCTCGCCCAAGCTCAACTTCGATCTTTCTTTAATCGCTTCGAGGGTTTGCTGCTTTAGATCATCTTCTTCATCGAACTTGCGCGGGCCGGCCCCAGGTTTACCGGCTATTTGCTTAGCTTTAGCGCCGGCTTTGGCGTCAAGAATGTCCGGCGTGACTAAGATGTTGCCTAACTCCTTGACGTCTTTGATCCCGGCTTTGATCTTTCCGTGGAAAAGATTCGTGAAATAACTGCCGGCTTTTTGCCAGACGTTTTTTGAGAGGTTTTCGATTGATTCGTATTCGCGTCCGATCGATTCGCTTACGCTCTCAATGCCTTCGATCACTTTGGAGCCGTAAACGCGCGACTGCTGACCCACATTTTTGAAGCTATCATCCGCTTGTTTCAGCTTCGCGATCACGTTTTTATCGATCGCTTCGCCCATTTTGATCGTGCCATCGGAGATTCCGGCCAGGATCGGCCGCAGCTCGAGAGCATTCTTGCCAAAAACTTTCACCGCGTCGGCTGCGTTGAGAGACGATTTGCCGATTTTGAGCATGATCTGTTCGGGATCCAATTTTGTTAGATCCTGTATTCCAACGCCGAGCTGTAAGAAAGAAGCCGCTAGCTCTTCGTTGCCGCCGAGCGCTTTCGAACGCGCGAGCTCAAGTTTTCTGAAAGCCTGACCCATGGCGTCGAGCGAGGATCCGTTTTTTTCAGCGGCGTTTCCAAAATGCTGCAGCGTGTCGGTGCTGACGCCGGTTTGATTGCTCAGGTCCTGGATCTTCGCTCCGTAATCAGACAAACTTTTGAGACCGGCCACCACGCCGCTCAAACTAAGACCGCCGCCGAGGGCGCCCAGGCTGATGCCGCCAAAAGATCTGGACATCGATCTGGATGCGGTTGCGACTTTCGCTTCGATCGCCGCTAGGCGTTCATCGAATTCTTTCGCGTCCAGGCCGAAACTTACGCTGGCATCAGACATATCGATTTAGCAAGAAGTGTCAGGCGCGGGCCTGGCGCATTTCATAGCGAGCTGCCATTTCGATCTGCTTGATGATGCGATTGCGCGCGATCCGGACCGCATTGTTCATGGCAGACTGTGAAAGAATGTTGTCGGCGTAGCGCACCGAACTTGTTAAGGTAAGAACCGGGCGCGATCCGTCTCCATAATTTCGAGTGATATGGCCTTTACCACCTTTGCGCGTGATCCAGTTGGCCGTGATGTCGCGCTCGCCCCCGGGAAGCTTGGGCGCGCGCAGGCCGCGCGTGCCCCCGAGCTGGCGTGCAAGGTCGGCCCAGGCGCTTTTCCCGTAACCGACCAGATTCACTTTGCTTTTTCCATAGTCGATCAGCGCGGAGGCATCAGTCACCACCAGGCTCGGATCCTTTTGGCTGACCCGCCCGGTCTTGGCGTTGCGCGCTTGGGCGTGCAAAGAACCTCCGTCGAATCTGCCGATTGGAATTTTCCCGAAGCGCGAACCGGTATTGGAAAGGATTTGCCGGGCTGCCTCGTATTGGCCTGATTGAACCAGTTTCCAGAATTGCTTGGCATCGCCTTCGCGTGAATCGGGAAGCGATGCGAATACGTCGCCGATCGTGACATAGACTTTTTTGATGTCGCGCGAGACGGCGCGCTCACCCATATTCTGAGCGTCGGCGCCTGTCCCAAAAGGCTGCGTCGACTTCGCCAGTGAGATTGCAGCGATCCGGCCTTCCGATTCCAAAACTTCCGTTGCGGTCCGGTGCACGTTGCGGCTCATGCTCCGCAGCTTCGCCTTTAGTTTAGTGGTATTGATCTTAACCTTGACTGCCATGCCTAGAGCCGGGTGTCAGTTGGTTTTGTTTGAGCCGCCCTAACGAGTCTGTCGACGATAGGATTGAAAGTGACAGCCTCGGCGTTTCCATCGATCCGGATCATGGTGAGATATTGATAAAGTCGTTTCAGCGGCTTATCCAAAATCGTTTCGTCATCCCATCCGTAAGCGTTGGCGATGTGATGAATCATGGCTGCGTCGAAACTGATGGCCGCCAGATCGTCTTTGCGCGCTCGCCGGACCGGCGGCCGATCCATCCAGGCCAGAAAAAGATATTTCCGGATCGCTTTAATCGCGCGTCGTTCGGGAAGCACTGCTGCGCGTTCCACCAATCTTTCTTTCGCTTTCGCGCGAGTGGCGTTTTCCGAACCGTAATCAGGTGAAACCGCCCACAGAAATGCAACGCAATGACCGGGGCGAATTCGGCCGCCTACCAGGAAAGGAGAACGATGATGGCGCAGCCGGCCAAGGATTCGGAGAGTTAAAGGAACGGCTTTGATCCCGCAAATGGTTTCGTTGAATGGAAGAAATGCGGCCGACCGCAGGTTCTGCTCAAGCGCGGCGCCGCGTTCGCGAGCCCGTTGCAATTTGCGTTCCAGTTCCATGCCGTCCCGCAATCTCGGGAGGATTAGGTGTAAGTCTGACCCGGCTGGAGCTGCTCGGTGAAGGTGATATGAATCTTCGTCTCACCTTCGTGATCAAAGGCTTCGCCCACTTCTCCGACGACGAAATTGAACGGAGTGCTGCTTCCGACTGGCAGCAATGAAAAGATCTGGAACTGCGCTGGCGACCGCGCGACGTTCGTCGGAATCTGCAAGGTTGCGCTCCCTTCGATCAAAGTCCGGATGTGCGCTTTGTTCTTGGGCACCCCATAAATGTTAGTCTGAAGAATCCGGCGCTCGCCCTGTTTGACGTCGATCTTTTCGAAATCATAAGTAACGCCGCCAATGGCAGCCGATTGCGAGCCGAATACGAGATTGCTTCCGTCTTGGAAAGTTCCGGTGGGACTGGGCATATAGCGGTCTTGCCCTTGTCAACTTTATTCGCCCGCCGGCCAGGCGCCGGCACGGACGCTTAAGACAATTTTGTGACTGAGCTCGGTGATATCCTCGTCGCGCTCCGGATCGATCATCCGATGCGTGCTCGCTTCCTCGATCTGCGTCATGCAATGCCACGGAAGCAGCGTGACAGTGAACCGGTTCTTGAAGTAAAGGGCTTCGCTTCGGATGATGGCGAGAAGATCGTCGTGCTGAGAGCCATTCACGTTCCGGCGAGTGACGACGCGGTTGACGAGCTGGCCGTGCCAGGCATCGAAGGTGAATTGGCCGGGAAGGAATTGTCCGCGGTGCAACGTCGGGACGATGTTCGTGAGATTCATTTCTACCCGCGGCGTGACTGCCGATTGATTCAGAAATTCGATGAAGAGCTGGCCGGCGGGGATGCCGGCGTTCTGCAGGATCGCGCGCCAGGCGGTTTGCACGGCCAATTCATATTTCAGAATGTCCTTGATGCTCGGCGCGCTCATGAGAATTCGCTTAAGGTCAAATCGACCAGCGGATCATCGACCGGATCGGAATCGATCACGATGACCGTCAGAGTTTGCCCGTAAATTGTGACCTGGCTGCGGTCCACGATCGCGAGCCGCGCGAGATCGACGTTAAGCATCGTAACGCGCACCGGCAGCTTCGCGTCCAGGCGCGCTTCCTTTAACGTTTTGCTTTGCGGAAAACTTGTGGCAACGACTTGCGCGGTCTGACCGTTCGGCCCGGTCAAAATGACCTGCAGACTCGGATCGAGAATGGCGCGCGCTTCCAGAAACGCGGCCTGGACTAAAGCGTAAAATTGCGATGCCATCCCGCTTGCGCGGGGATGTCAGCTTTAGGGAATCACACCGCCCACGACCGGATTGAAATTCATCGTGTTCGATCCCATGCCAATGCCGAGAACGATCCGCGTCATGGTGCCGCCACTGACGTCATCGGCTGGCGTAGCGTTAATTCCGCCGGCATTTACAGCTGAGAGCCAGCAGACCGCTCCGGCTGCGATCGTCCCGCCAATAGCTAGCGCGGGATCGGAAGTGATAACGAGAACCTGCTGATTGGCGGCCGCGTTCTCCGCGGCGACGCCGAAAAGTGTATTGATTGGCGCAGCGCCGTTCGCCTTAGCCAGCTTGACCGTTCCGCTGCCCGTGTCGAAATAGACGAATTGTCCGGCAGTAAGCGCGACGCCTGCCTTTTGCTGGATGTAACGTGCGTTAGCGGATCCAAGAAAGTTTGCTGCGGTGATTGCAATGTCGGCCATAAATCTTTACTCCATGTCAATTTGTTAAGCGTGCGGCAGGCTGCCATGTTGCGGATCGTCGATAAATGGCGCTGGTTCCGGTTCAACCTTGCGTGAAGTTTCACTATTTTGGTTCTCAGGTGGCGCGGTTGGTTTGGGTGAAGTTTCACTAACTGGCTCAGGCTCGGGAATTCCGGCCAGCTTTCGCAATTCAGCGGCGCAGCGGCGGAGCTCCTCGGCGCGATGCCGCGATGTTTCGGAATCTTCGCCAGCCATCGAGACTCGGAAGTCGTGCTTGTTCGCTCTCTTCTCCCAACATTCGAGCTGCGTGATGACGTCGGATTGATCCATGATTATTTCAGCAAATCGTGTCAAATTCACATTTGGGGTCGGACGGCAATAACAAGTTCCAGAATAGCCGGCAGCTACAATCGGTTTATGGCAATGAGAGACCTTCGGAGCATTTTATAACCGTGAAAGTGGGCAGCTCTTGGAAGCGGCCGCCCTCGAGCTGGGGAATCGAAACCAGCAGCGGCGATTGGTTAGGCCGCTCGGCGTCGAAGAGGAGCAAGCAATTCCCTGTTCGAAACAGGATCGCGTAAATCCGCGTTGGATTTGCGCCCAGGTCTTTGACGTAGGCGATGCACACCCATTGCCATCGAAGTCAAAAGTCGCCAGGGAAAATGGGATTGCGCGAAGAACGGCGCCGGCAGGTCCGACACGAAGATAAACTCGAACTGCTCGGCCTTACGAAATCCGGATGTAGGGCGCGGATTCAACTTCCGTGTTGGCGAGGAATTTCCGGAGGGTGATGGGTTTGAGGATCCGCTCCGCGATCTTGCGGCAGGCTTCGACTGCCTTCCAGGTTTTGATTTGTTCGATGAGTTTGTCGAAGTTCTCACCCAGGATCTCTTTCAAGAGTGGAACCTTGTCAGCCGCGATCGCGATTTTTGGAGAGGGACAAATCGCGAAAACCTTTTCGCCGGAAACTCCGAACAGTTCGCCTGGTCCGTATGCTCTGAGCAGGATGTCGGAGAGCTTGCGATCCTCGGCCTTTAGCTCTGCCATCATCGTCCGCACGACGACGAGACGCGTCACCATTTGCTCGTGTGTTACGATCCTAGGTTTCGATTGCACGATCGCGCCCATACTTAGTTTCGATGGGCGAGAGGATTGAGGAGCGGCGGAATGAAATTCGCCGCCGGAATGATTTTCTTTCCGGAAATGACCCCGATGAAATTCTCTAGCTCTTCCGGAGTGAAAGTGAAGAAGAGCTGCAAGCCGCCTTGCTCTTGAATGATGAGCAATTTAATCGGGACCGATTCGTCAGTCACTTTTCCATCGATGATCTTTTTGCCTTCGGCATCGATGACCTGGCAACCGAATCTTTCGATGTTGATTCTGCCGGAGATCATTTTCGCTGCCCAAGCAGCACATTCCGCGCGAGAGCGCGGCCTACCTGTATTTGCAGGTGAAAGACGACGTCGACGTTGCGCAAATCACTGTGACTGAATCGTCGCTGACGAAACCTGTCATGGTAAAGGTGCCCCCGTTGATCGGCACCTGGACCGAGGGCTGGCCGGCCACGGCCGCGCCGCCGAAATTGATCCACATCACGACCCCGGAGTTATTTTGGAAAAAGAAATACTGTCGTGGGGTGGTGGAAGCAGCGAGCACAGTCTGAGAGACATTGTTGGATGTGATCGTTCCGCTGGCATCGCTAAGGTTGCCGGCCGCGCGATCGACAGTGAGCCGGCCAGGAGAAGGAGGAGAAAAATCTTTTTCATTGGAAAAAACCCGCCACTCGTTTCCAAGTGGCGGGTCGCGTCATGGTTAAACAAACAAGCCTAAAAAACGTAATACCAAACGTCGACCGTCGCCGTGCCGGTGCCTGTCGTGAATGCTCCGGTCTGGTTGGAAATAAAAATGCCGAGGTTCTGCAGCGCGGTTCCCGTGTCGGATAACACCGCTCCGTTGCGCGCGGCTTCACTCGCGCCCGACGCGCCAGTAAAGAACGTGGCCGCCAAAGTTGAATCGACCGCGTTCGTGCCGGCGCCGGTCGCCGCGTTGCCATATTGTAAAATCCCGACGCCGCCGCTGGCAAATGCCGTAGCCGTGCGCGTGATCCGGACCGCAGCCCTGGTTATAACGATGGTCTTGCCAGCGCCAGCCGCAGCCACGAGCTGAACCGGAGCGGCAGCCATGCCGTTGATTTGGGCCGCGGAAAGAGAAGTCGTCGCGTGCTGGATGAAGTAATTCCCGCCCGAGGCGATGAAACCGAAATTCACTAGCGCGGTGTAAGGGTCGGTTCCGGTCGCTTGCTGCGATACCGGCAAGCCGGTCGGACCGCCGCCGAGAACGCCAAGCGCCTGGCTCGCGCTTGTGCCGAGCATATAGCCGGCCTCGTTGTCCCTGATGTTGATCGTGGTCGCTTGCGCTGCGATCGCGGCGAACGCGATGAGAGCGATTGATGAAAATTTCTTAATCATAAATTCATAAAATTATTTCTTTGATTTTGATTCCGCTTTCTCCGGCTCTGGCTCCGGTTTCGGTTCCGGCGGCACCGGCTTTTTTTTCAGCGATGGATGATCCGGATCGTAATGCTGAACGGTCCGGAAAAATGCCTCGATGCCTTGAAGGGAAATATCGATCCTGGCGAATTTGTCGGCGTTCTCGGCGACGGCCTTGTTGGCCTCGTCGGCATCGTCGCCGTAGTAGAGGATCTTCCCGATCTCTCTTCTATTTGGCGTCTTATGTCCGATGACGAACATGGTTACGCGGTCTTGAGAATCCAGCCCGCTTTGTCCGTGATGGCGCCGCCGGCTCCGCCCTGGTTCCCGCCGACTGCTCCATAGAGCAAGGTCGCGGTCACGTTTACGTCGAAAGTCCCAGGAACCATCCATTTGATGCCCATGAGAGCTAAGCCGCTGGCTGCGTCCTCGACGGTTTCGAAAGATGCGATCGAAGGGATGCCTGCGATATCGGCAACATTCTGAATGTCGCTCGGCAACCGAGTAACAACGCAAAAGGCGCGGGGATCTCCGAAGAAGCCGCTCATGTTACCGGCTGAAGGCGTGTCCGGATACTCAACGATGTTTTCGAAGCCGGCGATGTTGCGCAGGTGCCCGTAAGGCGCGGCATCCTTCATCTGGCCGTGGTAGTCGCCGCTCGCGATGCGGATATCGGAATCCAGAGAGTTAAAGACGCCAGAGCTGACGATGCCGTATCGTCCGGACGCGGCAGCTCCGTTGGCGTTCATGCCCAGCGTGATTAAGGAAAGAGTGTCGCGATTAGTGTTAGCGACCGTCATGACAGTCGAGTTGCTGAAATTTGCGGCGACGGCTTTTCCGAGGACGTAATCAATGATGCTTTTGCCCAGGACGAAGCCGATGTTGGCGATCGACTGATTGTAGAGATCGATCTTGGCCGCGATCCGGTCGAGATAGAGAATCTTTACTGGCACGTGCTTGTGCTGGTCGAGAGTTACCGGGACATCGACGATTAAGCTCTTGGAATCGGCCTGGTTCAGTTGGTAGCCGGAAGTCGAATCATAACTCTGGACAGACGGGAGCTGAGTGATGTGCGCCAGCACTTGCTGGTTAAGGACCGCGGCCGCTGAGCTGAAATCGGTCGAGAAATAGGTCAGTTGCGGGAACTGCTTTTTGAAAGCGTCGAGGACGTCAGTCAAAATTTCGGTAGCTGAGAGCGTTAAGGACATTGTCGGTTATTTTTCTTTGGTTGGTTTTTGTTCTGGGAAATCTTGTCAATTACTTCCGAGCCTGTTCGATCCGAACGGCGCGCGCTTCGCGGGCGAGCTCGGCTTTTTCTTTCGGGTCGGTGGTCTTCTGAATTTTTTCGCGGATAGCTTGCAACCGCTGTCCTTTGGTGGTGTCGGTTTCGATGTGCATAGATTTGTTAGGCGGCTTTCTTTGTCCGGAGCTCGCGCGCTTTGCGGGCCAGGTCGGCTCTCTCTTTCGGATCGGTGCTATTGTTCATTTGTTCGCGCACCGTCTCGAGATCCTCATCCGTGTTCACGGCGGGATCGCGCTTGATTGGTTCTTTGATCCCGATCGCGGCGCAGCGGCGGGTTACTTCGGCGTTAACCTTCTTTTCGAATTCTTCCGGAGTCGCGGAGTTAGACTCGGCCGTTGCCAGCTTTGCTTTGAGATCAGTGCTCTCTGTGCCCGCGGCCGTGATCGCGTTCGTGTGCGCGGCTACGAGCTCCTCAGTCGCTTCGTCGTTCTTGGAGATCACGCCTTCGAGCTCGACAATTTTATCGTCCTTAGCTTTGAGCTCGGTGCTGGTGAAAAGTGCAGCCAGCTTCTGCAAAAGTGTTTCTTCGCTTGGAAGATCGGTCGGTTTGCTCATCAGGCCGACGAGCTCTGTCAACCGTGCCGTGTTTTTGAATTTGGAAAGATCGAATTTGGCGGCAATTTTGAGGTCGCCTGTGATTTCGTCGACGAAGCCAAGCTCTTTCGCTTCCGACGCCGTCATCCAAGTTTCCGCGTCCATTAGCTCCGTGATTTTTTTCTTGGATAAGCCGGTCTTGGTGACGTAAGCGGAAACGATCGTCTCCTGGATCTTGTCCATGACGTCGGCCTGCTTGCGCATTTCCTCGGCATCGCCCTGAGCGAAAGCGCTCACGTTGTGGATCATCATGATCCCGTTGCCGGCCATCTGAACCGGATTACCGGCGAGCGCGACTACGCTTGCCATGCTCGCGGCCAAACCGTCGATGTGAGTGGTAATCCCGCCTGGATGCGCTCTTAATGCGGTGAAGATGGCCTGCCCTTCGAGGACTGATCCGCCTGGGCTGTGGATCCTAAGAACCAATCCGTGATCTTCCGGAACCTGTTTAAGTTCAGCAACGAACTGGGCGGCCGAGACCCCAAACCCTCCAATCTCGTCGTATAGGAAGAGCTGAGTTTCTTTTTTGTCGACTGAGGCTTTGAATTCATACCAAGATTGTTTGCTCACTGCCGCGTGGCGCGTGTCAAACCTGCATGAACCCTCCGCTTCAAGTCGACGCCGCTAAACCGCCGCGTTTTTATTTTCCCAAGCGACGCGCTTGCGCTGAGTCTCCCATAACTTGGCGAACCCATCGAAATTGCGCTCGATGTTTTCCATTTTGCGCGCGCGTTCGAGCGCAGTTTCAAAATCGACATCCTCATCCTCGTCGTAGCTAAGATAAGACTCGTTCAAAATTTGGAGCGCCGTTTCGAGTGCGAGCGTGGTTTCTTCCATCCGCTTTTCCGCGTCCTCGAGAGAGATGACACGGAGCCTGGCGCGCGTGGCATCGAGCTCGGCCTTTTCCCGATCCGCTTGAAGCCGCTTCATATCCTCGGTCAAGGTGGCTTCGACAATGAGCATAGTTATTCCGGTGCGCCGTCGTCGGGCTGATTTCCTTTTTGTTGCCCGCCGTTCGCCCCCGGCGTTGGTTCAAGGAGCATGGAAAGGTCCAGCCCGCGCTTGGTCGCTTCCCCCTTCAGCCATTCCAGAAATTCCATTTCCTCGGTCGCTTCGTCATAAGCGTCTTGCGCGCGCTCCTCGAAATAACGGACGTGTGAAAGCGCGCAGTTTTTCATGAGCAGCACGGCTGATTGCGCGGTCCGTCCCTGATCGACGGATAGTTTCGCCGGCCCGCGCCAGGCGCAGGCCCACCATTCCGGATCCTTGCAGACTGGGAGCTCGCCCCGCTGCATCGCCAGCGCCGTGTCCCAGACGTAGAAGGGCTGGCTCTGCCGCTGCACGATCATGTCCTGAGTGAGATCAAAGAGCCATTGGCCGGCCTCGAGATCGGACCGCGTCTCGCTTCCCTTGGTGCCGCTGAATCCGATCACGAGCGAGAGAGGCAGATCCGTCGTCATCGCGATTTCGCGGTAAAGAAATTCCATCCAGGCGATGAATTGCGGACTGGCCCGGTTGGAAGTGTGCAGGTCGATTCCTTCGTCCTCGGCCAAGTAAGCGATAGCGGCGCCGCGCCAGAAATTTTCGTCCACTTTGGTTGAGCCATCCGGCATCAACAGTTTTTGCAGCCCTCCAGAAATGCCCTGTTTACCGGCATCGCCTTTTTTTCGTTTCACCGAAACGGCCAGGGCGCTGTGCAATTTGGCGGTGCCTTTCTCGAGCGCTTTCAAGTCCAGGCAATCGATCCCGTCGTTGATTCCGGAATAGAACCAGGTGAACCCGCGCGGCTGGCGAGCGCGCCGGCGCCGGAAGATGTGGATCATCGAATCCACCGGCACGGTCCGGGAACCTTGTTGCGGATTAGTGGGAGTGTTTTGGCTTACTCCGGAGCTGAGCGAGGCCATCGCCCAAGGCAGAGTGCGCACGGAAAAATTAGTGGGCGCTTCAAACTCATCCATCTGGATACCGTCGATCCAGCGTTCGTTAGGCGAATTGATCTTGGGATTTTCAATCTCGAATACGTCGAGCGGCTGAACCATGTTGATGCCGTCTTTGAAACAGAACGCCTCGAAAAATTCGCCATCGCTCGGCACCGTCTCGGCCGCAATCCGCTGGTCCTCCCACATATCGCGCGAGCCATCGATAGAGTAGGAGCTAGGCTTCGACACCTTGTTCATGAACCGTTTCCGGTTGAGCTCGTTCCACGGTTTGTCCTTGGTGATAGGGCGCGGGAAAATTCCTTTGCCGACGGAGTGCTCAGAAATTTTGCGCGCGATCCGGCCGAACAACGGCAGATTGGCGTCCAGCGCGCGCACCTTCCGGACTAACTCTTTCCGGGTGTAAGCGGCGAACTCGCGGCGGCTATTCCAGGGGAAAAAGAAAAAGGCCGAGCGCAGATTTGTGATCTGCGCGCCATCATAGCCCCAGATGGATTCGCCGCTTGCGCTTGGACCTGCGATCGTGCTGCTCATCGGGTGATTCCGTAAAACCCGGCGTAAGTGATCGGAATGAGCGTGCCGTCGATTTCTTTGAGTGCCTTGGCATAGCAGGAGAAGGCTTCTTCCACTGTCATCGAAACCTGGAAGCCGAAATTTTTGCCATTGATCGCCGTATTGACGAGCTGCTTGCCGTTGCCGGCCTTCATCGAGTCATAGAGCGCGTTGAATTGCGCCTTGATCTCGTCCGCTCCCTCGTCGCCTACGTCGGCGTAGAGAATGAGTGCCTCAACAAAGCCTTCGGGAATCACGATGACCCTGGCTATGTCAAGAGTGCTACGTTTGACTCGCCATCGGCTTGCGTGTTCCAACGAGGGCGAGCGGGCGCGAGCGATCGCTAACCCGCTCGTTCCTTATAGAGCTCGAGCGCTTCGCGCTGCTTTCGCTCAACAAATACCCGAAACAGACCATCGTTATAATAACGCCATGTGAGATCTTCGTTTTCGGCTTCTTTCAGGTGAACGATGCGAGCCTTCATCTCGCTGAGGCTGGCTTCGAGAGTCTGGCGCGCGTCATCCTTCGAATGAAATAGGACAGAGCAAACAGGCTGCTTGTCGTCGCGGATTATAACCCAACCTTCGACGTTCATTTCTTTCGCAACCCATCCTGCCGCGCGCGCATCGCTTGCAGTATATGGCGCGAGAAAATGAAATGGAAGATCTCATTCATCTTCCAGCAATCGCCCAGGTGCGGATCGATCCCGACTCGCCACTCATGTGCGGTCCGGCCATCGGGCATTTTAATCGCGGCCAGGTGTTCGCTTGTGACTTGATCGACAAATAAATCATCCAGCTTCTGTGGCAAACAGCGCGCGTGCTGGCGCTCTTTGATGACGAACCGGTAAAGATGATCCTTCATTTGGTCGTCGTTGAAATGGCAGTAAGGAATGGAAACCTGCGCGCCGTCGTAGTTAAACTCGATGGTGGTTTCGTGAATCGGTTTTTCTTTCCCGGCTTGCAGATGCCCGCCGCGCGCCGCGATCCAGCGGCCGCCTTGCTCGTGCACGAAGCGGTAAACGCCGGCCGGCCGCTTCGCTTTGTAACCTGAGTCAGTGATGCCTTTCCAGGTCGTGTGGAGCTCGGGCGGCGAATCGTCGCCGAAATCGTAAGTCCAAACGCGGTTGGAAATATCGACAATCTCCTGGTCGCTCACGCACGAGCCCCAGGCCAGGAGCCACGCGCAAGCATCCACGTCCCAGGCCCATTGTTCCCACCACATTTCTGTTTGTTGAACGTCGCGCGTCATCGTGATGAAGCACGGCCGGATGGGAAGCTTGCATGGATCCTCCGGATCGAGCGGATTCGCGCGCTCGTATTTGATCGGCGTCCGCGATTGAATCAGCTCGATGGTCTTGCGCGTGATCCGCGTGGGCGTGCGTTCGAACGGCCTGGCCCAATCGCTATTGTAGCAATCGTGCATCTTGGAGATGTTGCCGATCGAGAGGAGATACTTTTTCGCCAGCCCGCCCCATCCCAAATCCATTGGCGAATAGGCCGCCCAGAGCAGCGCGCTTTCGGTGTCATAAGGCGCGGACGGCCGGTGCGATCGCAGCGCATAGCGCGCGTTCATCCAGTTCAGTTTGTCCTGCGTTATCTTCGCCTCGCAAAATGCACACTCATAACGCGCCTGGCGTTCGACCTCGTCCACGTCCCATTGCTTCGATTTTTTATCCTGGAGCTCGGGCGGCCACCAGATCCGGCCTGTTTGCCTGATGCCTTGCACCAAGTAACCGCCGACCTTGTCGTTGGCTCGGTTGATCGCGCCGTAATTTTTTCGTTCGGGATCCGCCGCGAGCTCGATCCCGTGGCGATCGGCGCGCTTTATTTCGTGCCCGATGAGAAGCGGATCGTCCTCATCAACGCGCATCCAGTTGTCGGGCTGCGCGGGCTCCTTGAAAAAAGTCAGCGGCTGATAAATGCCGCATTCCGGGCATGGCAGGTAGCAATGCAACTGCGAGCCGGCTATGAACCCGCCCCAGGTATCGGCGGATTCGAGAGTGGGTGTCGAATTGCGGATGATCTTGCGGGTGCGCCGAAAGAGTTTGCTCCGGACCAGGACCAACAAACCAGGCGGCGCTTCGGCCCGCGCTTTCGCCGGGATTTTGTCCTGCTCGTTGATCACGATTAACTCGCCCTGCCGTCCGCCGAGATCGGCCGCGCTGCCGGCCCCGACGATGCCGAAGGTGCAGGTTTTGAAAATCATTTCCCGCGTTGTCCAATATCTTTTGGTCGGGATCCGCAACTGGTTGGTCGGGTGGCACGCGCGAATGAATGGCTGAATCTCCTGGCGGGACAAACGCGATGCGGTTCTGCCAGTTGGATCCAGCCAAAGGATCGGTCCCGGCCGCGTCGCGATCTTGTGCAACACAGGAATGATTCCTAAGAAAAGCGAGCCGCCGGTCCGGGCGCTTTTGCAAAGATCGAAGAAGCGGACGCGCGGGAGCTCGAGCCGTTCGAGTAATCCGCGCATCATCGGGAGCCGGCCGGAATTGAGCGGACCGGGATAAGGACTGCCGACTACGTCCGGAACGATCACGTTTTCGTCGGCCCACTCCCACATTTTTTTTCGTGGAAGCGGAGTGAGCAGCGGAACGAGGATTCCGCGGAAAAGATCGACAACCTTTTGCCCGATCCTATTCGTTGGAAAATTCATGGTCGTTAGGCAAATCGACCTGCAGGTAATCGCAGCCGGACAGAGTTTTTTTTACGAGCTCGACTTCCTGCTCGAGCACCGGCGCGCGATCGTCGAAACTCAAGCCTTCGAGCTGCTCGTTCACGCGCGACGGAAATGCGTTGAGCGCCGCCAGGAAAGCCGAAATCATTTTCGCGAGCGCGAGCTCGAACTGGCTGACCGACAACATCCGCTCTTTCAGCCGTTCGAACTCGAAACGTTCCCGTTCCAGGCGCAGCTTTTCGCGCTCCCGCCGGACGTCGATCTCGAGCTCGCCGTTGCTCTGCTCAGCGTTGAGCGCGGCCGCAACGCGGTGCGTCCGCATCCACTCGAACACTTCTTGCACGCGGTAGCGGTTGTCCGAGCGCGCTGCCGGAAAATCCGGATATTGCTTTTTCCAATTCTGGAGCGTGCGCCGAGTGACCCCTACGATCGGAGCCAGGCCGTTCAACCCTTCGGCGAAATGTGGATGATCCTGCTCGCCGGTAAGAATTTTTTGTTCGCGCGCGGAAAGCGGTTTTCCGGAGAGCGCTTTGTTCCGGATCGACACCCGGTTTTTTTTAACCGCGACCGCGTCCAGAAATTTTTCTTCTTCCGCCGAGAGCTCGACGCTTTGCCCGCGCAGTTTGGCGTTGTCGATCTTGGCGTTGATTCGGGAAAGCGTGTTGCGTTCGGATGCGGTGAGCATGCGGGATTGATCGGAAGTCAGCCCGATGGAAGCGCGTAGGGTGCCCGTGGAAGCGTTTTGTTTGGGCGATCTGGAAGAGGGAAAGGCCGGAAATTCGAATTGATCGGGATTTTTGGCGAAAAAATGCCCCGGAAAACCGCTTAAAATGCCCGGAATCGCGTCTTTTTGGAAGGCCGCGAATGGGAAGAGGCGGGATTGGAGCGGCGCGTTTTTTAGAGCAGAATTGCCCCGAGGGAGCGCTCTTTTTCCCACCGCGCGCGGGTCTTGGCGTTCACATACTGAAGAAAGCGCAGCTTGCCCGGCGGATAAATCTCAGCGTGAGCGTAGAAGGTGTCGCGCGCGTATTGCTCCCACAATGTTTGATCACGCACGCGTTCGAGCGCATCCGCTTCGAAAGTGAATCCGCCGGCGCGCAGGCCCGCGACGGTGCGGGTCATTGAATCGCCGCGGACGTTGATCACTTCCGCCCATACGTGCTCGCATTTCTCCGCGCGGATCGCCGCGTGCATTTCAACCGCAAATTTGAAATAGTCTTTCTGCGGCAGGCTCGGGCAAATCATTCCGAAAGTCCGGAAGCCGTGATCCTGCAACCAGTGCAGCGACGCGATCCGCTTTGATGGAAACGGACAGCCTTGCTCAAACGAGCGCGCGAGATTGTCGTCGAGCGTTCCGGTTGAAACGCCAAAGATCAACCGATCGTGATATTTTGATTCGATCCCTTCCGCGATCTTCGGCAGCAAGTTTGATTTCGAAAGCAACCGAACCTGCCAATGGGTGAGCTCGAGGATCGTGTTGCACGCTTCGATTGTCTCGCGAACCAAATCCATGTTGGCGGCGATATCGACCAGGGGCGATGAATAGATCACCCGCCGGTCGTTCGGGTCTTTGAACTTCGGCCGGCCGAAGCGATCGACCAACTGCGCGAGCATCGCGGCAATGGCGCCACGCCGGCGGATCACAACTTTTTCGTGCCGCTCCTGGATCCCTTTTAGGTGCGGAGATTTCCGCATGAGATCGGGGACGTAACAGAACGCGCATGAGTAAGCGCACGCGCTTCCAGTCGAAAAAGTCAGGCCGTCGCAAAGAAGCTTGTGCCCAAATCCGGATTCGAAATTGATGACCGATTTTGCCGGCACTTCATAGACCGGTTTTTTGTTCATGGTCGCGCGCTCGTTCATTCTTTTCTCCCGGTAGATGCTTTGTTTAGACGCCAAGCGATACCCACGATGTGAGTGCGAATCGATTCGCGCTCCGCACCAATATCGATCGCGGTTGGCAGTGGCGTGGTTCTGTCGGCGAGAACCGCTGTGGCTGCATGAAACTTCTGCATCACGTCATCGAGCTCTTTCAGTAAAGTTCGGACTTCTTCGTTTAAGATGATCTTCATGCTGCCCCCTTTCCTCGCATCGTATCCCATGCTTTGAGTGCGCGCGCAGTTGCCGCTGGATCCTTCGATACAATCGGCGGCTTGGGCCGTTCGTCGAAATGTCCGAGTGTCTGAAAGCTGGTCGCGTCGAGCAGCGCCTGGCGCACGTTGCCGCACGCGCCCAGGGCGATGAAATCGCAAATCGGTTGCGGGATCTTCCAGCGTTTCAGCAACCAGGCTGCGAGCTCGAGATCCTTTGGCCCGTTCACGCGCACTAGCTCGAAGCGAGTCTGAAATCGTTCGGTCAGTGTTTCGAGCGACAAGTTGCTTGTGCAGATGATCGCGTTTCGGTCCGGAAGATCATCGAGAAAGGTCAGCATTAAATCTTGTGCGACTTGCGGCACAAGATCGACTTCTTCGATGTGCTTGATTTTCCAGCCGCCGAAGAGCGACCGGAAGCAAGCGTTGCGCTGCCATTCCCGGACAAGATCCGTCGAGACGTTACGGCCGTTTACTTTCTCAACGTCGAAGCCGGATCCCAACACCGGCAGGATCATCCGGACGATCGACGTTTTGCCAGAGCCGGGCGAACCGTAAAGCAACAGCTTCCAGTTTCGTGGGGCGCCTGGCCATATTAAGACTCCGGACCGGCTGGAGGCCGCGTGCAGAGCGCGAGCGCGCGCGAATAGTTTAGCGCCGACCTTTCGGGCGGGGCCGATGAGATCGCGCGGTCTGAGGGGAACGAATTGATCGGGACTTTCGTTTTGTTTTTTCATTTACTCTTTGGTTGCTGGCCCGCGTTGGTGGTTCGATGCGCCTGGGTGTAGGCCCGGGGCGCTTTGGCGTTTGTTTACTCTTTCGTTGAAGCGTGGCCAGCCGCCCCCCCGGTTTAGAAGCCATCCGCTGCCTGATCGTTTGGAGTGCGAGCTCACTCGGACCACGCGTGCCTTGTTCCCAATTCACGTAGGTCTTGAAAGGCACGCCCAGGTGCTGGGCGGCCTCCCGTTGAGTGAAGTCGCCGCGACCATTGTTCGAATCGTCGACGTTTCTCCAGACTTTCAGGTCAGCGGATATGTTCATGGTTCAATCAGAAAGATACTTCGTTGAAGTTTCAAATTTCAAGACTTTTTTCTTCTGATTTTGATCGGTTCGAGCGTGTGCGCGTCGAGCCCGCTTCCCCAGGTCTTGGGAACTTTGATCGTGAGATCGGCCGCGCGCTTGCGCTCGTCGATCGGGAAGCTGATTAACTTCGCCACCCGCCGCATGGCCGGCACCGCTTTGTGAATATCCCCGACCCGATACCAACCGGACATTACGCGTTTGAACACCGGCTTCAATCCGTTCCAGAGTGCGGCGCGTCGATCCTTGTCGAATCCTTTTCCCTTTTTGTGCAGGCGATGAAACGTTGGATCGGTTTCATACTCGCTCACCGGAAAGCCTTTTCTTTTCCGTTCGTCGAGTTCGCGCCAGCATCGCGTGCTGTCTGTGTAGTAGGCCATGTAAGACAGGCCGAAGATCGCAACGACATCTTCAACCGTCTCGATGCAATCCTTGTGCGCGGATGCGTCGAGCGCCTTGAGCAATTCGCCGTGCACCAGATTCCACCGGCGCGCTTGTAGCGCCGATTTCTTCTCGGTGAGCGATTTGCTTTTTGATTTGTCCTCAACCGAGCCGCCGGCAGGGACGCGGGCGGCTATAGCTTTCGGCACGTAGCCAACATCGAACTTGCCGTCTTTCAGCACGATCGCCTTGATCGTGTTCTGCTTTGTCGGCTTCGGCGTGATGTCGCGTTCCCAGGTCGGATGGATGCGACGTTTGTCGCTTAGCTCGATCTCTCCGGATGGATCCTTACTTACGACCGGCAATTTTTTGCCGTGTTCTTTCTCGATCTTTTCCAGTTGCGCGCTTTGCGCTTTGGCGGTCCGCGCTTTGAAGCAGGACGGATTCAAACACCGCGCGCCGCTACTTTCGAAGTCGAACAAGTTAGCTTGCTTCGATGAATCGCAGGCGCAGCCAGGGCCGCATCCACCAACGAACGTCGCTGGATCCTTGAGATCGAAGGGCGCTTGATCGAGACGGCAACGAAGGTTGCGATCGAATTGCCGCTCCAACTCTTTGCGAGTTTTTGAATTGGTGATCCAATAGCTGCCTTGCTTGACCAATTGCTCTTGTGTCGGCACCGGCAGCGATCCGATGAACTCCATCATGTCGAGCGTGAAGTGCGCGAACTGTGGACTGTCGTAGTAGCCGCGGCCGTGATCTTCATTCTCCCATAGTGCGCGAATCTTTGGGATGACGTGCAGGATCCTTATCCTGCGCTCGGCCCAATGTTCGCTCTTGCCCACGTGGGCGCTGATCTCGGCGGTTGATTTGATGCCGCGTTTAATCAGGCGCTCGACCACCTTCACTTCCTCGCAGGGATCGGGATCCAACCGCTGCAGGTTCTCGACCAGCAACTTCAATTCGAAGTTGTCATCGTCGAGCTCGCGCACGACGCAGGCCAGAGTTTTCCAGCCTAACGACTGCGCCGCGACAAAGCGCCTGGCGCCGGCCGCGATCTCGTAGCTTCCTTTCTGCTTTGGATCTTCTCGGACAATGGCGGGCGTGATTTGCCCGCCGGCTTTCATGGACGCGGCCAACTCCGTCACGTCCTTTGCCGTGGGATGACGTTGGCCGGGAACGTTGCTGATGCGCAACAATTTGATCGGCAGAAGTCGGATGACCTCCTCGTTTAACGGTTCCGACGCCGCGATCAGAGCGTCGAGAACTGGTTTTCCTGTCTTACTCATTTTCTGTGGTTCCTTTCATTTGTTTTTTTCGGGTAGTAGCCTCGGTCGCTAGGCTTGCGAACAACCGTTTGATTTGTTTCCTTCACCGCCACCCCGGCCGTCTGGCCGGGATGGACGATTTGCGCGATGCGTTCCTTGAACTCGGCAAGGCTTATTGATTTTTTCATTTCAGTTGGAGCCTTTGCCGGTGGCGAGCTCGCAGGCGACCTTGAAGGCGCGCTGCTTCAACTCCAGTCCGCGACCGTGTTCGATGAACCCGACGCTTTTCTTGACGCCGTCGTGATCGACATACTCCGCGACTGCGTTGTATGCCCCCCACAAGGTTCCGCGCACTCCTTTGAGTTTGCTTCCGCGTCCGCCGTCATGAAGATCGACAATCCGGTCGAGTGACTTCCGGCCAATGGGCGAAAGATCCTCTTCCTTGGAATTGTCTCCGGCAATGACCTGGAGCGCGTAACCGCGAACGGCCTTCGCGTTGAGTTGTTTCCGGACGAAGCCGCGAAACACGGTCTGGACTTCCGTGTAATAAATCCCGGCCGCTTTGAGAAGCTTGCCCGCGATTTCCAGTTTCCCTTTGACGTCGCCGATGTGCTGGACCCGCACTTCGCTTTGCACTCCGGAGAGCGCAGCATTGAGCGTGTTCTGACAGACAACGCGGATCGGAGTGAAGCGCGCCCGGACCGCCTCGCTGGTGTCGTGCCCGTTTGTCAGGAGCAGAAACTTTTCGAGTGTGTCCGTGCCGATGATTGAAAAATCACCGGGAAGCTTGGCCAGCAGCCAAACCCGTTCGCCTTTCCCGAGCGCGCCCGCGACTTCGTAGCGCGCTTTGTCTTTGCCGAATACTCCATCGAAGAACGCGAACGCCTCGCGATTCTGCAATGGCTGGTAAAAATCGGTCACAATTCCGAGCACGTCCTTTGTGTCCGTGCGCCGGATCGCGAATCGATCAGGAATCACCGCGCGAGTGTCCGCGCAGGCGATCTTTGCTTTCTCGACGGTGAAGTCGAGCCCCCCCAGTTCGAGCGCCGTCTTGGCGTCGAACGCTTTCTCGACTTTGACCCCAAGCCGATGCCAGGGCGTTTCCCCGGCAAAGACAATGGCGGCAGAGCCGTCTTTTTTTGTGGCTAAGTTATGAGCCATAGTTTTACTCTTTCCCTTTTTGGTTCACCGCCAGTGAATCCGGCGGCAGGAACGGGAATCCGTTCCCCGCTGCGCACGCTGTGGGATCGCGCGCAGATCGGGAACGGTTTTTTACTCCCGGTTGCGGCGGATGATTTCATCGAGCGCCGCTTCGATCCCGATTGGTTCCGCCGATAAGACAAGGGCGAAGGGTTCGATCCCCTCGGGAATGGTCAGGCCCGCGAAAAATTCGCGGACGTGTTTTTGGAGTCCGCCGATTGTGATTTTCTCAGCCGGTTTGCCGCTGCGTGTTGCGTATAGTTTCATTTTACTCTTTTCCTTTTTGTGGTTCATCCCGCATTCGCGGGACGGGAGTTTAATCGCTCCCCGCTGCGCACGCGGTTCGCGCGCGCGCAGATCGGGAACGAATTAGGCTTTGTTTTTCCGGCTCGATTTGCGGGCGTTCGCTCTTCGCGTCATCCACGCTTTTTTCGCCGCCGCCGCCCAATTTACTTTCGCAGCTTTTTTGTGTGTGTTTTTCATATATCAATGATACTTCAGTGAAGTATGTTTGCAACACGAAAACGTGCTTTTTTTTGCTTATTTTTGACCCCCTTTTACGAGGGAGAACGAGAGGTGCCCCACCCCTCCCCCACCATTTTTCAGCGGGAATCCGGTCGCGAAAGGCGGACGCCGATATAGCGGGCATGCCCCCCCAGGTTGGCCGCTTCGCGGCAATCGGCGATCTCAAATCCAAAATCCCGCGCGCGGGCGATGCACGCCGCCACCCCCGTCTCGCCGATCCGCGCGCCGATCGCGTTTGGAATTTTGAGGGTTTTGAAAGTGAGGCCGAGCGCGTCCAGGAGCGCGCGATCCGCATTGCCGCCGCCAATTCCGATTGTCAGAAAAACGGTGAGCGGTTCGCGCGTGTTCCGCAGGAGCGCGAACCAATGTTTCCAGGGCGATCCGTATGTGTCGATGTCGATCACGTTTTGCTCGAGCCCGCACTGTTCGAGAATCCGGACAGAATCAATTTTGAGTCGCCCGGGTTTTGGTTTCACATCGACGCCCCAATATCGGCAGTAAAATTCTTTGCGGAGCTCGCCCCAAATTTTTCCGGAAGCTTGGCAGCAATCCAGAACCCGGATGTCGCCGTCGCTGTGAAACGTGCGCAGGAAATGCCGGCGCAGCGCCAGCTTTGCCGGCAAATTGTGATTATCCGTTTTCTTCGCCATTGCTGCTTGCTGCCGTTTCGATCCGGACGCCTTCCACCCGCGAAATTTTTTCCACCAACCCGTTGATCCGGCCAAATTGAACCGTCGGGATCCCGATCAAGACCCACGCCATGCGCGGCACCGGCGGGATGTTCATTTTCTTGAGTTCGTCTGAGGCGTTGTCGTCGATCGCGGCGATGATGCCGGTGAGCTCCAGGTCGAAGCCGGCCGCGCGCAGGTCCGCCACGACTTCGGCGCTCAGGTCCTGATCATATTCAGCCAGTGATTCGGCCAGCCAGTTGTCCGCCAGCATAGCGGCGTTTTCAGCTTCGGCGCTGGCAAAGTCCTGGTGATCGACCGGAACCGCGTAGTCTTTGAGAACGTTGAGCGCGGCGAGCCAGGCACCGTGGCCAGAGACAATCAGCCCTGAGCGCTTGGAAACGACGATGGAGCGGCGCCAGCCGCCTTCCCGGATGATTTTGGCGTAGAGGGCAAGCTTCTTCGACCCGTGCCGTTTCGGGTTCAACGGGTTTGGTTTCATTTCCCTCGGAATCATGAGGTCTGTGTGAGCGCAATGCACCGGGATGGCGGGATTTACATTTTTCGGCTTGGTTTTTTTCAT